TAAAGAAATTTACGCCTGATCTAGCTAAAGAAACACAAAAAGAAATGGCTAGTTTATTAAAACCTGTAGTGTCTAAGGCTCGCGGCTTTATCCCATCTCAAGCCCCGTTATCGGGATGGGGTAAAGCTAAGGGTAATACTAGATGGGTATGGGATGGTCGAGCTGCTAAAGGCGGCATAGGCTACAAAACCACACCTAGCAGAGTAAACCGTTCAGGTTTTAGATCATTATCTAGAATTGTAAATGCATCGATGTCTGGCGCAATTTATGAAACTGCTGGCCGTGTTCACCCTAACGGTCGCGAACAGGGATCATCGTTTATCGTTCAACGCCCAGGCTATAACCAAGGTGCAAACATAGTAGCTGCTGGCCCGGGTCAAGGCCGTAGCCGTAACCCACAGGCAGGATCAATATTCTTACAGGCTATAAACCAATACGGCGAGATCGTAGATGCTAATAACCAAACAGGTGCAGGCCGTAGATCACGCAAGATGAAAGGCCGCGCAATCTTTCGCGCATGGAAAGATGACGGCGGCAAAACTAACGCAGCTGTTATTAAAGCCATTGAGGAAGCCCGAGATAAATTTAACAAGGCTGTGGGGTATAACTAATGGCTATTGATCCATCAGTAAAGATAGATATAGCCGCCGAGTTTACAGGCAAAAAAGCGTTTGATAAGGCAGATACATCTACACAAAAATTAACAAAAAGCGTAAAGACCCTAGCTAAAGGTTTTCTAGGCGTATTTGCTATTCAGAAATTAGTTTCCTATAGCAAGGCCAGCGTTAAAGCGTTTGTCGGGGATGATGCTGCAGCTAAAAGTTTGGGCATGACATTAAAAAACCTTGGCCTTGCCTACGGTGCAAATGTAGGTACAGTCAATGGCTTTATAAATCGCTTAGAAGCTCAAACTGGCGTACTTGATGATGAGCTGCGCCCGGCTATGGATCGTTTACTACGCGCCACAGGTGACGTAGCCAAATCTCAGGAATTATTAAACCTATCTTTAGATATTGCAGCTGGTACTGGTAAAAGCGTAACCCAGGTATCACAGAGCTTACAGAAGGCTTACCTAGGGCAGACCGCCGCTATCGGGCGTTTAGGCGTAGGTATATCTAAAGCTGAATTAGCTACAGGCGATTTTGAGGATATACAGAAAAAGTTAAATTTATTATTTGCTGGGCAGGCTGCTAGTGCCGCCGATACTTATCAAGGTTCATTAAACAAACTGACAGTTGCCGGTAACAATGCTAAAGAAACTATTGGCAAAGGTTTAGTAGATGCCCTAGGTATTTTAAGCGGTTCAGGTACGATCGATCCAACAGTTTCGGCTATAGATAGACTTGCCAATTCATTTGCAGACGCTGCTAAAGAAACTGCCAAATTTATTAAAGTTAATAAAATTTTATTTAGTGATTTAAGTTTCTTTAGAAATGAAGCAACTGTTGCTGCAGCAGCACGCGTGCAAATGGGTACTGGCTTTACAACGCCAATGACTATTAGCAGCCAAGATACTCAAAGGGCAGATAATGCCGCTGCTGCTAAAGCTAAAGCCCTTGCCGATGCCAAAATTAAAGCAGACAAACTAGCTGCAGCTAATAAGATTAAGGCCGATAAACTAGCAGCGGCTAACAAAGCGAAACTTGATAAAGCCGCCGCCGTCTTTGATTTACAAAAGATTCAGATAGCCGCTGCCCTAAAGGGAAAGATAAGCGAGGAGGAGAAAACTCGTTTACTACTTATGCAGGCTATTGAGGAAGGCAACTTAGATAAGGCCGAAGCCTTGCAGAAAAAGTTAGAGGAAATTCAGGCACTTAATGCCAAGATTGCTGCAGATATTTTGGCAATCGGTGCAGTTGAGGATCCATTTGCAGCGTGGGCTGTTAGCCTAGGTTATGCACTTGGCTTATTAAAAGATATGCCACCACTATTTGACAAACTTGGTAATGGCACAGGTCGCTTTGAAAAGAACGTACCAAAAGAGCCTAGCGATACTGGTGGCACAGGCGGTGGCACAGGCGGCGGTGCTGGTTTAGGTGGCGGCGGCAAAAGCATTTTTGGAGAAAACGATACTCCTGCAGAAGTTTTGGCAAAAACAGAAAACGCTGCTGCAGAGGCAGCCGCTGCTGCTGCACTTGCACTACTTCAACTAGCCGAAGTTCAAGAAATTATAGATGCCTTAGCTGCTGCTGGTCTTAATGGAACTATTGAGCCTGGGGTCACTTACAACCCTACTCAAAACCAAGATCGTAATTACGATATGAACAGTAATCAAACCCCAACTATTGTTGTTAATAATACTGGCACAGTAATTATGCAAGATGAATTCGTAGATGCAGTAACTGAAGCAGTTCTAGCAAGCCAGCGATTTGGCTATGGCCGTACACCTGCAGGGGCGATCCTATGACCTTGCCAGTAATTAACGCGGTGCTTAACTTTTCTACCGGGCCATCTTTTACGCAGGCCATGATCTTAGACTCAGGTATATTGGGTACTAACGTATTGGCAGACTCAGCATCTTTAATTGTGGATGTAAGCGATGTAGTGGACAGCATCTCTACAAAGCGTGGGCGCAATCCGCAAGTAGATGAATTTCAGACAGGTACGCTAACTATGCGTATCGTGGATCAAAACGGCGATTTCAATCCACAAAACCCTAACTCGCCGTATTATCTTAATCTAACGCCTATGCGTAAAGTGGCAATATCGGCTACCTATAACGATGTTGTGTATCCCATCTTTTCGGGGTTTATTACCAGCTTTACGACTACTACACCGCTAAATGCTAGTGATGTTGTTTATACAACTATCCAGGCTGTAGATGCCTTAAGACTAGCGCAGAACGCCCAGATAAGTAACGTGGTTGATTCAACTGCAGGGCAACTATCAGGTACACGCGTTAATAAGATATTAGATCAAATTGAGTGGCCAGAAATTATGCGCGATGTAGATTCTGGCCTAACGCTTTTGCAGGCAGATCCGGGTACATTTCGTACTTCTCTAGCTGCATTACAAACTGTTACAAATAGCGAGTACGGCGCATTTTATGTAGCCAAAAACGGCTATTTTACGTTTCAAGATCGAGATGTCACAGCTAGCAGCGTAGGCGGTACGCCCGTGGTCTTTAACGATAACGGCAGCGATATTGGCTATTCCAATGCTGTATGGCGTCTGGATGACACCCTTGTATTTAATCAGGCTAACGTGACCCGTACAGGTGGCACAGTACAAACTGCCATAAATCAGGCAAGCATAGATAAATACTTTGCCCATACCTATAACCAGCAGAACCTTTTAATGCAAACGGACGCCGTTGCACTCGATTACGCACGGGCATACGTTGCAAGCCGAGCCGATACAAGTATCCGATGCGACTCCATCGAGCTTGACCTATACACAGATAACTATGATGCTGGCATAACTGCAGCTTTAGATTTAGATTTCTTTGACCCTATAACGATTACTACTAATCAGCCTGGTAACTCAACCCTTACCAAGACTTTACAAGTTTTCGGCGTGGCGCATAACGTAACCCCGAATAGATGGCGTACAACTTTTACTACACTTGAACCCGTGATCGATGGGTTTATTTTAGACTCAGCCCAATTTGGCGTACTTGATACGTCAGTATTGTGCTACTAAGGAGATAAGAAAATGGCCGTAGGCTTTCCAGCAAAGACTAACTTCGCAACGGGCGATGTTTTAACTGCTACCAATATGAACGATATAACGGGTACGCTAAACCTGTTGCAATCAACCTTGTACCCTGCTGGCCGTAACAAGATTATTAACGGCGATTTTACTGTCAATCAAAGAGCATTTAGTAGTGATACAGCAGGCGGCTATAGCTTTGACCGCTGGCAGGTAGCCCTATCTGGTGGTACTTGTACCTATACTGCTCAAACTTTTGCACTAGGGACTGCACCTGTTGCCGGTTATGAAGGAAAAAACTTTTTTAGATTAACAACTACAGTAGGAAACGACTTTTTAAGAGCAGCTCAATCCATTGAAAGTGTGCGCACCTTTGCAGGTCAAAAAGTAGTTCTATCTTTCTGGGCTAAAGGTACTAATCCAACTTCACCAGGTTATCTTGCCGTTATGATTCAGCAATACTTTGGTACAGGTGGCAGCCCATCTGCATCTGTATCATCGGCAGATCAAAACTTTACCTTGACTGCTAACTGGACTCGTTATTCATTCACTTTTGACGTGCCATCTATTGCAGGTAAAACTATTGGCACAGCTGGAAATGATAAATTAGATATTAACATCGGTCAGATTACTAACGCATCTACTGACGCATGGACTCTTGATTTATGGGGAGTTCAACTAGAAGCTGCATCTACTGGATCAACTGCTTCACCTTTTCAGACTGCTAGCGGCTCATTAGGCGGAGAATTAGCACTATGCCAGCGTTATTACTATCGTTGGACTACCGCTAATGGCGGTTCAAATGTTGCTTATGCTGCATCTGTTTTTGTTTATTCAGCAACACAGGCTTATGGTTTGTTATCTTTCCCAGTTAGCATGAGAAGTACACCAGCATCTATTGAAACAACTGGAACGGGATCTAATTATAGGCTTTTAATCGGTGGTGCTGTAACAAATTGCAACGCCGTACCAACGTTAGATCAAGCTAATCCATATTCAATTTTAATCTTGTTTCCTGTGGCATCAGGTTTAACAGCGGGGCAAGGCGGCGTAGCAGGTGCTAATTCATCATCAAATACTTATCTAGGATTTACGGCGGAGTTATAAAATGGAAATTACAAATTACAAAAATCTCAATGATGAGCCAATGGTTTTAATTATTGACTCAGAAAATGACAAGGCCGAATCAATGACTTTGGCCGAATATGAAAAACGACAAGCGGCAAGTGACAGCGATAAGCTATAACGGCTGGCCAGCCTCTAAAGAGGTTGAGTCGATCCGTATCAAGTCTTACGCGATCAAAGGTACAAAGATAAAGCTGCGCTGTGCCTATTTTGCCGCGCCTTTGCTCGTTGCCTTTGCAGAGGACTTCAATGAATTAATCGAGCCGATCGATGGCGGTGCGCTAGATGACTGGGGCTACTGCTATCGAGATGTTAGAGGCGTACCGGGCAAACTTTCCAACCACAGTTCGGGAACGGCCTTGGATTTGAACTCAAAAATTCATCCGCTTGGAAAGGCTGGCACGTTCCCAGCTGAGAAAGTACCGATGATCCTGGCATTATGTAGAAAGTACGGCTTAAATTGGGGCGGTACATGGACACGCAAAGATGAGATGCATTTTGAGGTGGGGATCGACCCCGTAAAAGCCGCAAAACTAATAGAAAAGTTAGGACTAGATTATGCCGAATAGCGCACAAATATCAGTAGGAACTACAGCTACCCTTTTAGTAGCTGCCAATATTATGGATTAAACAGTACAGCTGCATAACCTAGGTGGCGGTGCGGTTTATCTAGGTGGGGCTAATGTCACTACATCTAATGGCTACAAAATGGATAACACAGACAAATTACAAATACCTGTAGGCGATAACGAGGCTCTATATGCTATTACTGCCAGCGGTACTCATACTGTTGCAGTATTGTCACAAGTCAACTAAGGGCATTTAGGAGTAAGACCATGAAAGAACAAGCCATAGCTGCTGGACTGTCGTATCTAAGAGCTGCTGCGAGCTGCGCTGCTGCCTTGTATATGTCAGGGATTTCAGACCCTAAGACACTAGCTAATGCTTTTGTAGCAGGATTACTTGGCCCATTATTGCGAGCCATGAACCCTAGCGACAAAACTTTCGGCGCAAAGTAATGACGGCCGCCCAGTCGCTAATAGCCATAGCCATAGGTATCTGCACACTTATGGGGTTTGCGGCTGGGCTGGTTCGCCATCTAGTCAAGTATTACTTAAGCGAATTACGCATAGACAATAACGGCGGCCATAATCTACGCGGCCGTGTCGATCGCATAGAGGCCAAGGTTGATAGCATCTACGAGATGTTGCTTACCCGTTAGGGCGTGTCGGTTATTGCCAAGTGTCATACCCAGGCTTTACCCTTTATTTACACGTTAGGCAGGGCTACCTAATTCGGTGTAGCACGGCTTAACCCAAACAAGGGCGAAGTAAATGGATATAGAAAAAGTAGCAGTATTCGTAATAATGGTGAGTATTGCTTGGTTTATCGTAGGTTGGTCAGTCGGTTACAAAGAAGGCGTAAAGGATGGCTACAATCGTGGCCGCGCAGCTGGTATGCGCATAGCTAGTGATCGTGTGGTTAAGTGATGGCCTTTGACTTAAATAATTATGAGGATGTAAATAGCCGCATTAAGCGGTTTAGAGAAACCCATATCTCAGGCAGGATCATTACTGAGATTGTTGAGATCAACGTTAAAGATGGATATGTCATTATCCGTGCCAGCGTATTCCGTGAGCATGAGGACGTAGTACCGGCAGCTATTGATTATGCCTATGAAGCCCGTAGCGATCGAGGCGTAAACAGAGATTTCTGGATCGAGAACTGCAGCACTAGCGCAATCGGTCGAGCCATCGGCCTGCTGATGCCTAGCGATGCACGGCCTACACGACAGGACATGGAGAAGGTAGAACGCCTAGCGGCTCAGCCTGCAGTAGAGGTTGATCTATGGGCTACTGCTATACCTGCAGTAAAGGTTGATGGCGTGGGAAGTGTGCGACCAGCTGCGGAAAGCATCGCGGACATTAAGGCGCAATTAGGTGGCGAGGTATTAGACCCTGCCCCAATTTGCAGTCACGGGCGTATGGTTTACAAGGAAGGCAAAAGCGTGACTACGGGTAATAAGTATCGGGGCTATACCTGTAGCAGTAAGAGCCGAGGCGATCAATGCAAACCAATATGGCTATAACAGAGATGGCTCAGATAGTCCAGGTAATTTTAGATCGATCGCAGGAGTTACAGGCAGCAGCTAGTGGGTTTGCCCGTAGTACAGGCGATAAGGCTAATACGCCTGACCATGCTGGCCGCTATAACACAAAGATAAATTTCCATGAGTTTATAGCCGAGCATAGTGAAGCTGCTGGCGCTGAGATTGCTGTAGCGCAATACATGGGTATCCGTAACTTTATACCTACTGTAAACACTTTTCATGATGCACCAGACATACAGCTAGGCAATTTAGGCTTTGAGGTTAAATGGACTAAATACATTAACGGGCACTTAATAATCCATAAGGATTACCCACGTTTAACCGATGTGGCGATCCTTTGCGTAAATAAGTCACCTGTTTATCAGATA